TTTGCCATCCCATGACGGATAGTACGGGTAAACCCTATTCGCCATCGGTCTTGTCTTTTGCTGAGTTCTTTAAGCCGTTAGCAGCAAGCAAGCCTAAAAGCCCACCAGATAGGGACATGAGCAGTGGTGACAATACCGAATATGCCTCTTGGTCTGCTTCTGACATGATGCGTGGCTGAGTTACAAATTGCAGGCCAAAGAGCATGAAGCCGATTGACATGACAAAGACAACGGTTAGCCCTACACCTACAACAAAAATTAGGCGTGCTTTTATTTCTTCGTTGGTGAGTCGTGGTCGTAGTTTCATTAGCAGTCAAATCCTAGGATTTCTTTAAGTGTGGTGGTGGTTATGGCTGACTCAACAGCGCCTAGGGCTTTGTTTTTGGTGCGTGGCTCTTGGTTGCATTGGCATTCGGTTTTGTTGGTGTTGGCTGGGTCTTGGCATGGGTAGCGGAAACGGTCGGCGCAGCCTGTGAGGGCTATGAGGGTGGCGCTAATCAGCAGTAGGCGTTTCATCTGGCAAAGGCTCCATCGGTGCTTGTTGTAGGGCTATTTCTTCGGGTGTCATGTCACGGGTTTCGCTTGGTGTTCCGTCTGCATAATGAATTGTAATTTGTGGTTTATTACTCATGGTTTAACTCTGTCTATATCCGTAAATTGTGCAGTTTCCCGTCAAGGTAGTTCCGCCTAAAGTAGTTATTTGGAAGCCATCAAAGACAGTTGCAGCGTCAAAAGACATTCCGCCATGTGAAAAAGAATATCCAGAAGCGATGCTGTAGGCCGATTTCATGTTGGCGTGAGTGATAGTGGCTAACTGTGGGTTGTAAATATCCATAATGATATTTCCAGTTGCACTACTGTTATTTAAGCGGACATTTACAAAGCCTGCGTTAATGCCTGCACCACTAACATTTAAGTTTGCACCAGCAGCCGATAAAGCCACATGACCGTAGTAATAATTAGCACCAGCATTAGGTGTTGCTCCTGTCATGTAACGCATATACACATCAATACCTGCACTAGGGGTGATGCGGTCAATAACGATGTGATAGTCACGATAGGCAGAAGTAAAGCAACCTTGAAAGTTGGTGGCAGCGCCACTTAATGAACCGCTAGTTACATACACCAGCCCTGAGTTTGCCAAATAAGTATTGGTATCGGCAGCCGTTAGCACCTCGCCGGTAGTAAAAGTCTTTATAGCCATGTCAGAATCCTAATCTGTTGTTGTCAAGTTTGCCATATACGGCATTGTCAAGGATGAGATAGTCGTTGGTCTCGTTAGAAGAGACATAGAACAGAATCCTTGTGTCCTCAGGGGTTGCTTGAATGTTCACACCTTCAATGATGCAGTAGTACCGGACACCACGCAAGACAATGTTGATTTCAAGGCCAAGGAAGGCGCTTACAATGTTAAGGAAAAAAACAGCATCGCTACTGGACTGCTGGCTAATTGTGAAACCCAATTCCCGTGGGGTGCTGTTTGTGGTGTCGTACTTAAATCGAAGATATTGAGCAAGGGATAGAGCCTGTGAAGTGCTGAAATCGTAACTATCTGCAAGGTAGGAATAAACGGGCGTGGCACCACTTGTGCTGGTTTGGGGCGAGAACCCTAAAGGCTGCACTGTTACTGAGTTGTAGTAATCCTCGGAAGTGCTTTTAAGTTTGACATCTGAATACTTATAGTTAGTAATGCTGGTAAGGGTGCCATCACTCCATTCAGGTGTAACAGCAGCACCAGTTGTCAAAGCACCACGACCAGCAAAAGTAAGGTTGCCCATAGTTAGTTCAGTTGGGGCAGTTTTGTCAGAACGAAGCCTGCCTTGCTCTGTGCGTACAGCAGTATCTACAAAGCCTTTGAGGTTTCCTGTGTATGTTTGGGCGACCCCAGTGGACATTGTGCTTGTAGGGCCAATAGAGATGCCTAATGAGGCTGCAATATCTAAAACTTGCAAACCAATGTTTGCGGTAGAGACTAAATAATTGTTTATTTGGGCTCTGCCTAAGTCAGCCTGTAAACCCTCAGCAGTGATTGTGACTACATCCTCGTTAGGTACCATGCCATAACGAATGCTGACATCTGTGATGCGACCCTGAAACATCTTCCAATAGTTGTAAGTCGGGTACAACGGATAAGCAGTTGTATAGACCCAAGCAAGAATCTTGTCGCCAAGTTTCGGAGTTACAGACCAGTTAGAAGGAAACAGGCTTTCAACCGTCAGGCTGTCCACGCCATAATCGTCAATCTGTCGCCTACGACCATTAAAAATAGAGATTTGCTGAACACTCGGAAGAGTCGTATAAGTAGTTGAGGTAGCGAAAGAAACACGCCAATCCCACGATGGCATCAGACACCAACCGTGATAGGTACAAACCCGTTTTGGCGTTGGTAACGGCGCAAAGCATCCACAATGGCTTGAGGGTCGCCACCATTGACATTTATTGTGATGCCACCATTGTTGCCACCAAAGCCCATAGACGCCATCTTGTCGAGGGGAATGATTGCCTCAGGCCCGGACTCGCCGGCGGTAATAGTTGTGGCACGAGTAACCACGCCGCCATCAGCCATCAAAGTACCAATGCCCATGCCGCCAACATTAAAAGGAAGGCCAAAGTTTAGATTGCCAAGACCAGCCAATAAGGATTCAATTCCTACTTGGTCAAAAGCCCCAGCCCCAGCAAAGGCTATGTCTGTTGCCGTCAAGTTTGGATTAGCAAGGACAATCTCGGTTCTCTTAATGGTGTCTTCAATTCCTTTGAGGAAGTTAGTTGCTGAATCTACACCTGCTTTGTAATACTTTGTTGCTGCTTTCTTGCCCATATCATCAGCAAGTTTCTGCATGGCAGAAGTCAAGTCATTGGCTCTTAGAACGCCGTCAGCAGATTCAAGGATTGACTCAGCAATGGCTGTGCCACCATCTACTCCTGCTGCCAGAACCTGTTGCAAGGCCGTTTCATTCAGGTCGGCAGCCATTAGTCTGCTTACTAATTCATTAAACTTTTTAGCCTTGTCAGCCTGTTTCCCAAGAGCGTCAAAGAAAGTCATTGGCTTTGCTTGCAGAGCACTGACTTCACCAGTAGCCACAGCAAGTTCTCCCATGGCTTCAGCAAGAATGGTCGCATAATCATCACGTTTGAAAAAGTTGAAGTCCGCTTGTGCTTTATTTACTATGTCTTGCGCCTCAGCCTGTTTATCTAGGGCTTTTTTAACATCTGCTGCATTGCCAGCCACTTCAGATTGAGCACTGCCAAAGTTAAAAGAACCAATAATGGCGTCACCTACGCTCTTGCCAAAATTATCAAACGCCTCTTGTGCGGTTTTAAGTTTGTCTTGGGCATCTTCAAGTCTGACGTTAAGTCTTTCGCGCAAAGCGTCAGCAAGTTCATCTATTTGTGCTTTAAGTTTGGCGGTAGCCTCTTTGCCTTTGGCTAAGGCTTCTGCTTTTTTCTTTGCGGCGGCTGTGGATTTGTCTGTAGAAGTTGTCGTCAGGTCAGTGTTCTTTTTCAGCAGACCTTCAAAGGCAGCGTTTTCTTTAAGTTTGTTAGTGACACGTCCAGTCACTTGGCTTAGTTGAGCAGTGGCTTTGGCTCTTTCGGAGACTGCTTTGTCTCCTTCTTTTATAAGTTTGACTAAAGCATTGTCTTTAAATAGGAATTGAGTCAGTATCCCAAGACCAGATTTTAAACGGCCAAACCATTTAGAACTTGATGATTGTGCTTTGTCAGTGTTTTGCGTTACTTCAATTAAGACGCCAGCGTATTCGCTTAGTTTTGTTGTGGTCTCTTTAAGGATTGGTAGGAAAAGAATACCAATTTGCGTCTGGGCGTCTTTAAGTCTGGCAGTTAAAATACGTTGCTGGTTGGCTGCATCTTTAGAAGTCAAAGCAAAGTTGCCCTGTTGCAAGGCAGTCTTTTCGAGAATAACTGCCTGAGCCGCAAGGCTTTTATTTGCCGGCGTTAATGCCTCTTTGGTAGTTTTTGTTAGTTGTAGTTCTACTGCTTTAGTACGCAAAGTCATGTCGTCTAGCAACACGCCATAGCGCCTCAGTGGTTCAGCCTCACCACGCAAGCCAGCACCTAACGCCAACACTGCATCTTCTGGACTGGTGTTATTAAACGAAGCCAAGTCACTTGCAAGTTGGCTGAACTTGATAGACATTTCAGTAAGGTCAGTGCCGGTCAATCCTGCTGCTTTACCAAGGACACCAAAAGTTCCTGCTGCTTTAAGAGCCTCAGTTTTTGATTGACCTAGTTTTGTGGAGGCTGTATTGCTGAACTCCACAATAGATTGGCTGGCGTCACCAAAGATTTGGTTGGCTTTGCTGGTCTCTTCGTTAAGGTCACTGGCCATTTTAGAGGCTTTGAAAGCGGCAGCGCCCAAAGTTGTTAAGGCAGCAGTGGCAGGAATAAGACTCTTTTTCATTGCAAATGCAACTTTGTCGCTGGTCTTTTCCAGTTGTTGGAATTGGCGTTGGGCTTGCTTTAGTCCCTTGGCGTCAAATTCCGAAACGATGTTAAGAATTACACTCATTAGATAACGCCTCCTCTTCCTGTCAGTTTCATTACTTTGTTTACAAGTTTTTTAACGTCGGCTTCTACTTTTTCTTGCGATGCTTCGTAAGCCTTATAGATAATACGAGATGGAGGCCCAAAGCGAGCGGTTAAGTTATTGCCCATTGTGCCCTTTGCAAGAAAGTCTAATGCGGTTGCTTGTGGCCCAAGCCATCTGATACCGAAGGTACCTAGGTTCTGTCTAAAACCAAGTCCTGTGTCTCTTATTTTTTTGCCGCTGGTAAAGGCTTTAAGGTTTTTGCGTACCAGAGCGTCGTTCCAGGACATAATGTCAGCGCCGGACTTGCCCTTCCATGACCTAGCCATGCCCGACAGTGGTGGGCCGTTAGGCAGTAGAGACTCTGCTTTGCCTAAAACTGGCTGCACAATCTGTTTGAAGTCACGAGTAATTTGGCGACGTAGTTTTTTGTCAATATCGTTAAGTTCTTTCAGTGCCTCTTTAAGTCCTGAAAACTCTATTCCAAAATCTGCGGCCATTACTTTCGACTTTCATTTATCATTTTGATGACTGTCGAGAGGTCGTCACTGGTGAACTCTATCTCATGTGGCCAGAACCCTGTGGCAATGAGCACCGCCGCTAGGGAATGTCGGTAGGTGCCTCGGAGAAAGGGCGGTCTGTGTCCTCGCTCTGGATTTCCAATGACACTAATTTCTTTATGAAATCGTCAAAGACAATCGGAACGACTATGCCGTGAGTCTGGCAAGCAGACCAGCAAAGAAAAGCCAAATCTTCAATGCCAATACCGTTAGCCATCTCTGACGCTTTAGTTTTGAACTTGCGTTCCCATTGTGTAACAGCCCAAAGATTGGTAGTTACTGTGAATGGGCCTTCGCCCATGTCAGCACGAAGTTCTAATTTCATGTCGGGTTTCCTTTGTGTTTTAGTTAAGAAACAATGGTGGAGAGAACCCCACCTCGAAAAGTAATGCTGATGGTGCTTAGTTCGCCCATTGTTGCATCTATGACTGGAAGTTCTTCTAAATAGGTGCCCACTAACTCGAATCGGGGGGCTGTCGCAGTAGCGGTAGTCAAAGCAGCGTCAGTTACTGCAACTTTGACAGTTGTAACTGTGCCGACAAGAGCCGCAAGTGTTGCGTAAGTTTCCGTGGCTGCATAGGACATATACAAATCCAGCACTATTTCCTGGTCTGACAAACCTGCCACGAATGACCTGGATGTGCTTCCGAAACTAGTTGCTTCAAGAGCCTCGGCGCGATTTCGGACGGTTGCGCTAGTACACATATCCGTTAAATTTACACTGTTAATCAGTACGCCTGGGTTTGAAAGGTATGTTGCTGAAGCCATGGTTTACTCCTCTGGAGATGTTTCTACTGTTTTAGCAGATTTGGTTGGGGTTTTGTCGGATTTGATAAAGCCACCCTCAATGAGAGCGTCAATGTTGGTTTCTTCGGAAGGCTCGAATTTGTCGCCCGGTGTTCCGATTCTTGAACTAATGATTGTGTACATGATTCGCCTTACGCTGTCTGTGCCTGTATAGATACTACTAGGTCATAGCACGGATATTCGGCACCACCAATAAGGTAGGCCGTTGGTTGGCCGCTCATCACAATGACGTTGCTCGAAATTACTTTGGCTGTAATGTCCAAAAGTTGGCGTAGGACTGGCAGGCCAGCAGGGCCAGAGCCAAGAACTTTAATTGGAAAAGAAACGTTAAGGA